TACACATATAAGAAAACATTTAGAATAGTTCAACCTAACAATGATTTGTCTGAATATATGGTTAATTTTTACGATGATAAGTCTCAGGCAATTGGAGAGCTACACAATGATTTGACTATTGGTCAATATGATGTTAATATTATTGGTAACTCAACAATGCCATCAAATAGATGGGGTGAATGGTCAATATATATGGAAGCATTTAAAATGGGTCTTATTGATAGAACAGAAGCATTAATGAAAACTGATATATTTGACAAAGAAGGTGTATTGCAAAGAATGGATATTGTTCAGCAATTACAACAACAATTAGCTTCTGCAGAACAACAAATTAAGAATTTATCTGGCGATTTACAAACAGCTCACAGAGAGTCAATATCAGCTAGAAAGAGAACTGAAGTAGAGAAATTTAAATCTACATTAAAAGAAAATGAATTGAATACAAGGACTGCTAATAAGGATGCAGTCAACAAACTAACCAATGTGGTTAAACTCGAATCAGAGAAATTACGTTTACGTAGTCAAGCTCAACAAAAAGCCGAGAAATCACAACAAGGAGAAGAATAATGAATAACGCATTAGAAAATGAAAATCTTGATAATCAAGGTCAAATCAATGATAATGTAGGGCAAGATGAAGGTGGACAACAGCAAGAGAGTTCTAACGATTGGCAATCACAAGCAAAGTATTTTCAATCAGAAAAGGATAAACTATATGCTGAAAATCAAAGTCTAAAGAAATACGAACAAGTTGGTAAGTTTTTGGAGTCACGACCAGATGTTGTTGAAGGCATCAAAAATATGGTTCAAGGTGGCCAACCACAAGCTGAGCAACAAATAGCTTTAGATAAAGATGAGTTCGACCCTTGGGAAGCCTATAATGACCCATCGTCTAAATCGTATCAGTTTCGACAACAGGAACTACAACAAGCTATAAATCAAGGCGTTAATCAACAAATGCAAGGATTACAAAAGCAAGTAGGTGTAAATCAATTAAAATCTGAACTTAGTCAAAAAGGACTAAATGATAGTGAGATTGAATCATTTATACAATTTGCTGAAAAAAATCCTGCTGAATATGGTGTTGATGGTGCTATTAATATGTGGCGTGCTGTAACTAATCCTGAAGCTGCTAATAATGAAAGTCCTCTTGATAGTATTCGTCAAAATCAGGCGGTTCCTCAACAAGCTGGTGTTTTAAATGGTGAGCAACCTACTAGAAAAAGCGATACAGATGAAATGTGGGATGGTATTATGAAAGCAGGAGCTCGAAGCAATGTATTGTAAATAATAGTAAAATAACAAGGAGAAATAATGGCTACTTATAATGGTGGACAAGTAAAATTTGGAACTCCTGGTGGCAATACAGTAGATAGTGCTAATTTAAGTACAAGAAGACTGTATGACTTTAGCGATAGGGTCGCTGATTTATCCCCAGAAGAATCTCCATTTTTTGTATATTTGTCAAAAGTAGGTAAAGTCCCAACATCTGATTCACAATTTAGGTTCTTAGAAGACAGAACAAAAGTTGCAATGACTGATAGAAGCTTTTTATTAAAAGGTGGAATCACATTAGCTGCAGCAGGAAGTACAGATTCTGTTATCTTTGATACAGCAGGTGGAGATGGTGTTGATTGGTTAATACCAGGAATGGTTGTTGCTATCGGTGATGTAGATGGCAATTCAGTTCCAACTACATGTAATGTTCGTATTGATTCAGTTGATAATACATCATCTGCAACACAAACAACATGTAGCGTAACATCAATATCAGTTATCGGAGGAAGCACTCTTGCATTAGCTGATGATTCAAAATGTACTGTAATTGGTACGTCTTTTGAGCAAGGTTCAGGTGCTCCAGATGTATTTTCACAAGAGCTTGATAATGATTATGGATATACTCAAATCTTTAAAACAGCTTGCGAAATGACTAATACAGCTAGAGCTACAGTATACAGAGGTTATGCTGATGAATGGCAAAGAATATGGAATCTTAAATTAAGAGAACATAAAATTGACATTGAAAGAGCTATGCTTTTTGGGCAAAGAGGTAGTGCAGGTGGCATTCAATACACAGATGGTATTGTTGGAAGTATTATTTATAATGGTTATAGTAACATTGTAAACGATGGTTCTCAATTATCATATAATGAAGGTGCACCATACTACAAATCTAATACAGCTGCAGAATGGACATATGATGATATGTTATCTGATTTTGAAGTTATATTTGACCCTGCAAGGGGTGGAAGTAGAGCTAAATTAGCTTTAGCTTCAAGACCAGTAATATCGCATTTTAATAAACTAGGTTCAGGTGCTTTTATAAGCGGTTCGTTGACTGATGGTGACCAAAGATATAATTTCCCAGCAAGTCAAGGTTCTTTTGGACATTTAGTAAATAAAGTGCAAACTGTTCATGGTGACTTAACTCTTGTAGCAGAACCTTTATTTAGAGGATTTGCTGCTGGATTTATGGCAATGGTTGATTTAGACCACGTATCATACAGACCTCTTGTTGGCAACGGTGTTAACAGAGATACTTCAATCACAACTAATGTGCAACAAGCTGATGAAGATTTAAGAAAAGACATGATTCTAACAGAAGCAGGTCTTGAGGTAACTCTTCCTGAAACTCATGCACTTATTAATTTGGAGGGTGTGTAAGATGAGAAGTGATGCATTAAACCCAAATAGTAATTCATTTGGAGAATATGGTTTATCAGAAAACTCTAAATGGGATGTGTATACAGCTTATGTTACTGTAGCTAACGGTGCAACAACAGGCAAAGAAGCAGCTGTTGGAATGCCTAATAATTTTGTACCTATGGCAATTGCAGTAACAGCTTTAAATGCTAGCTCAAATGCAACTAACTTAGTTGATGTAGGAGATGATGGTGATACCGATGGATATGTTGACGGAGCTGCTTTAGCTTGTGGAGAAGGAGCTGGATTTAAAGGATTATTAAGATGCAATGGTGTCTTAATAAGTTCAGAAAATGCAGCAGACGAAGTGGAAGTTGTTGTTTCTGCTGACCCAGGAGCTAATACATTAGAGCTTAAATTAGAGATAATTGGCATAGCACAAAAATCATAATCCAAAACAATAAGGATTAATAGTTTCGTAGAACTATGGGAGCTATCGTATAAAGGGTGGCTCCCGAATCTACATAAGACAATAATAATTTTATAAACAAGGAGAAGGTTATGGGAAGTTTCCCAGGTGGAAATGTAGTAAGAGTCACTCCAACATTATCAACTGATGCTTATGCATCTGGAGATGTATTGTTTGTTGCTACAAAAATTCCAAATGCAGTAAAAAATAGAGGTGGCGTTTCAAAATTAAAAGCTATGTTTGTATTAGATAAAGATGATACAAGTGATGCTGCTAATGATATATTTTTTGTATTTCAAGAAAAAGAAGGTACTGCACCAGGCACTATTAATTCAAGTGCAAATATATCAGACGCTGATTTTCAAGCAAATAAACCTTTAGGATTTATTCAACTTCAAGGTGATAGAAATACAAATGGAGCTGGTATTCAAAATTCAAGACTATTTTTTGTAAACCCAGGACAAGGGGATGGAGAGTCTAGTGTTCCTAATTTAATGCTTAAAGCAGATGAAGGTTCAACAGATGTATATGTTTGGGCATATTTATCTGGCGGTACTCCAACTTATTCAGCAGATGGCTTAGAATTAATTTTTCATATTGAATATATAGATTAATGGCTAAGAAAAGCACAGTAAATAAGGCTGGTAATTATACTAAGCCTGAAATGCGTAAGCGTATATTTAATAGAATTAAAGCAGGTGGAAAAGGTGGAAACCCTGGACAATGGAGTGCTAGAAAAGCACAAATGCTTGCTAAAGCTTATAAGTCTGCAGGTGGTGGTTATAAAGAAGATGGTGGTAAAGTTATGCCTAAATATGAAAGTGGAGGCAAAGCTGAGTCACAACGTTCATTAGACCAATGGACAAGTGAAGAATGGGATAATGTATCTGGCAAGAAAGGTGATAGATATTTACCTAAAAAAGTAAGAGAAGGAATGTCTTCAGGTCAAAAAGCTGCAGAAAATAGAAAAAAAAGAAAAGCAACAAAGTCAGGTAGGCAAGTAGCAAAATATTCAGATTCATTAAAAAAATCAATGAGGAGTAAAGGTGTGTATAAAAAAGGTGGAAAAACATTTAAACCGCATATGATGTATAAAGGCAACAAATCTGTAAAAGCAAATACATACGAAGAACATTTAGCTTTAAATAAAAAAGGATATGGACATACAAAGAAAAAAGAATTAGGTGGTAAGTTAAAAGGGCCATCACATGATAAAGGCGGTATCCCAATTGAAGTTGAAGGTGGGGAATATATAATTAAGAAAAAGTCAGTTAACAGTAAAACAGAGCCAGTATTGGAATATATAAATGAAAATG